GCGAACCACCAAAGAGAAAGAGTCTGGATTATTGCTAACTCCGAACGCAATGGACTCACTACCTCCGAGAAGCGAGGAGGCTTTGAAAAAACAATATCAGAACAACAGAAAAGGGAGAACAACACATTCAACTCTGAGGGAACAAGTAGTATACCCCTCTCCTCAAAGAATGTGGAGGACACCAGACAACATGGCGGGGGGCTCGAACCTTCCGGGAATACAGAAAGCATTGGACGAGGGTCACTTGAAAAGACCGAGCGGTCAACCAATGCAGATCAGACTTCAGGATCAAGTCAAAGAGGAGAGATTATGGCCGACACCAAAAACATCGGATCAATACTCAGCTCACATGAAGGAGAACGACAAGGGAATTCCACACGACGTAGCGAAGGGCAATCTGAGGGGGATGGTCAAACAATGGCCAACACCTCAAGCGAGCGAACATCACGCGGGGAGACCGGGTGGGAAGATGCAGAAAATGTTGGGCAATCATCCAGACGTCCGTGGGACGGGTGGTGGGACATTGAACCCAACGTGGGTAGAGTGGCTAATGGGGTACCCAAAAGGGTGGACAGACTTAAATCACTCGGAAATAGTCTCGTCCCTTCCATCCCCTACTACATCGGACTCAGCATCCTCCAAACCTATGAAGACGAATTGGCCAACACCTCTAAGTAGAGACTGGAAAGACGGAACAAAAATTCCTCCATCAGTTCGAAAAGGAACAAAAGGTCATTCCCTTGCAACAAAAGTGTTGGAGGAAGAAGAAAGGTTAGGAAAAAAATGATAAGTGAAATTTTATTAGGATTAATTTTAATTGTTTTAATTTTTATTGCTGTCATGGTGTATGCCATTGGAGATAAGATTTCAGAGAAATGAAATTTTGGCGAACGCCTACAGCAATTGACTCATCGGAAAATGCAGAACGATATGCAGCTCGTTTACTTATGGGAAAGAAAACACGATCATCTAACCATCGTGTTCAAGAAACTTTATCTATTCAAGTCTTTAAAGAAATTTTAAAAGATAAACCTGATAGAGTAAAAGAATTATTAAAAGATGAAATGACCCATCGACCACGACTCCCAGAACAAGAACCATTTGTGAAGTATTTAAAATCACAAACCAATGCAAAAAAATTAAGTGAAGTATCAGGAATTGATTATACTACCGTCGAACATTGGTTTCGCTTTACAAAATATTTTTCATACCCAAGTAAAGAACATTGGAACATTATTAAGACACATTTCAACGAGATTAAATATGATGAAGAATTAAATTATGAGGAAAATAAGGAGTGGAAATAGCCCAGAAAACAGCCATATTTGACATGTTTAGTAATATAATGTAGTAAAATATTATATTAAAGAAAGGAAGAAAATGTTTGAATTTTTAAAAAATATTATACAGCCAAAAGAAATAAAAGAGCCTGGTGATATTACATTTAAAGATTGTATTAGATCTATATCAGCGAAACACGGATCGCGTGGCTCGTTACTTCAAAACTTATTAGTGTCTTATGTGTCGGATGAAGAATATGAGTATGAAGAGTGGAGAGTAAATAGTTTAATGAATGAAGGACCAAGAAAGGGAGAACATGATTAAAAAAATTTTTAATTATTTTAGAAAGCCAAAACCAACATTGATCTGGATGCATCTTAACAACTCACAGTATTATGGAGTTATTGGATGGTTAGCCGATGATCGCAAAACTTTTGTTAAAGGAGAAGATCGTTGGAAAAGAGAAGGAGAATTTAGAAAATGAGTATCTTTAACACACACTCGGAGTGTACTCATTGTTATAAAAAATATCATCATGATTTAATGATGACAGTAAAAAATAGTTTTGATCACTTATGTATTAGGTGTTTCAATTTAAAAGAGAAGGAAAAAAAATATGAAAAAGAAAAAACAAACACACTACAATCAAATGATTACAGCGAAGACCAGAAAGTTGCTTGAGAAACTTTGTAAAAAATCAAAACTTTCAAAACCTATGCAATTAGAAAGACTTTTAGAAGAAGCGACTGTCTTTTTTAAAGTTAATCAATAAAAAACTTTGGATCTTCTGTAACAGGCCCTAAAATTTTTCTTAGGGCTTGTAAACCATCTGATAAAATATTTTCCCATTCCTCTTTTTTAAATACTTTGTTGAACTGAGGATTATAAAATTTAAGAGATACCTCGCCACATTTTGGACACTGAGATATTTTTCGAATAGGACTATTAGGTAAATTCATACCACTCCTTTTTTTTCGAATTATAATGTTTTCAAGGAAATAAAACAAGTATTTTGGTGGAACGGAGGAAAAATAAAAGGGAGTTTGTTCCACCAAATACAAATAAATTATAATAAAATAATTTTAAAACTCAACGTAAAAGCTCTTTTAACCAAGAATCTTCTTGTAAAAGATGCTTATATTTCCATGTACAATACTCTTTACTGAAGTCTCCGCCTAAAAAATCGTTGTAAATACAGTCTCGTAAAAATACTTGATAAGGAGAATAATATCTCCAAATACAAGTGCTAATTATAATCGCAGCACAAATGAAAATAGTTTTAATCAAGTTTTATTAGAAACAAACATTGCTGATTCTAAACACCAAGTATGTACAAAGATTGGGTTTAACCCTTGAGCTTCTGCTGCACTCTGTAAGTCATTTTCTATATTCACACGTCTTACTTCGCACTTTGTTTTATCAAACCACAATTCTGCTGTATGTTTTACTGAAGGCATTCCAGGCATAGATACCATTGAAATTAGTAACCAAATTTTAATCATTCATCGATGATAGAATAGTTTTACACCAAAACTCAAGTTCTTTTTCGTTCATATCATTTTTAATTAAATTATATCTAAAGCAAACAAGTTGAATATTATCTTTTCTATATTCTTTAATGTCATTATCAATTCTATCAACAGAAATATTAGTGTTTACTTTACCTGCTCCTTTTAAATGTGTCATTACTATTCTAGTTTTGGCACACTTTCCTTGTTGTTTTTCATAGATTTCAAGTAAATCTTCTACAGTTAAATTTTTATCCATTGGTTTTCTAAACCTACTATTTGGTTTTTTAACATTTCTTATCCAATGAGTTAAAAATTCTCTTGGAGATGCACTAATTCTTTTTTTATCTTTATCTCCTTTACCAGCTTTCCAAACTGTTTGATTATGTTTTTTAGCACAAACCTTACACCAGGACTTACGTCCATCTGTTTTATTTTCTTTTTTTCTATCAAACTGATCTAAAGGTTTAACTCTTTTACAACGAGTGCAGCTCTTTTCTTTTATAATCAAAATGGAGGCTCCCCTTTAAATGTTACAACTGGTCTACTCTTTATGAATTTTGTAGTTTTCGAAACACTCCGAGTCGAGAAGTGGTCCATAGTAGATTGCGATGGAACCTTCAACGCCCTCTGTCCATGTTTGGTGATAGTACTTAGTTTCATCGAGTTCCCCTTGTGAGTGACAAATCTCACACTGCTCAATTGATGTTTCTGCTTCGAATGATAATTTAACATATCCATTTCCTTTACAGTTATAGCAAATCATATTAACCATTTTCTTACTTCCTCTGCTAACACCGATGTAGCAAGGTTTATTTTATTTCTAAGAGCGTAAATAATTTTTTCATCAACAGTTCCTTCAGCAACTAAATCAATGTAAGTAACTTTATCTTCAGTTCCAATACGATGATTGCGTGCCTCTGCTTGTTCTCTTATTTCTAAATCATAATTGTTAGAATAAAAAACTGTTAAGCTAGCTGCTGTTAATGTTATACCACGTCCCCCGGTCATTGGTTGACCTATAAAAAACCTTGTCATTGGATCTGTTTGAAATCGTTCAATGTATTCTTGTCTTACATTCTGAGGAGTGTCACCATAATAAGTGACCACGGATCCCGGCCCATACTTCTTTGATAATGTTTTTTCAATCTCTTGAATGTCGTGACGATAATTCGCCCAAATGATCACTTTTTCACCATGCTCTTCTAGAATAGCACATAGTTCTTTAATACGATTGTTAGGTAATGAAACAACTTTATTATCATCGGTAGCCATATGGCCACACACTATTTGATGAAGTCTTATCATTTGAGCGAGCACTGACGTAGTCGTCAATGTTTCTTCCTTGAGCTGCACTAAAGCAAATTTTTTCATTTGCATGTAAGCATCAAGTTGTTCCGTGCTTAGTGGAACAGATCTTTTCATCCATACTTGCTTAGGTAAATCTAAAGCATCTTTTTTTAATACCCGGTAGGAAAACTTTCTTAATTTAATATTTAACTCTTCTAAATTTTTATAACCAACTACTTTATTAAATGACCTTCCTCCAAAAGATAATTTTTGCATCTGACAATATCGAGCTCTAAAAGTATATATAGAACTAAAGCCAAGCAGCTCATAATTTAAAAAATTACATTGAGCATATAAATCTTCGGGAGAATTAGTAATTGGGGAACCTGTCATAATAACCCTATACCTTGCTAAACTACCAAGTTTAGTTATTGCCTTTGTTCTTTGTGCTGTTGAATTTTTAATAACAGTGCTTTCATCTACAACTATCATTGCTTGACGAGTTAATAAAAAACGATCTGCAAATTTTTTACCACGATCCGTGGTGAATGCATCTACATTCATTATCAAAACATTTAAATGTACTTTTGCAGGCTCTACTAAAAATAAACTTTGTAATTCTTCTTCATGCTTTTTTGTTTTTTGACCTGTCCAAACAACTACGTTACGATCAACATGTTCTGGCATGTGTGTTTCAATTTCTTTTACCCACGTTCCTTTTACACCATTAGGACAAATAACTAATAAACCAAAAACAAATCCATTATCATATAAGTAAGAAGTACTATCAATTAACACTTTTGTTTTTCCACAACCCATCTCCATAAGCAATGCGAATTCATTTTCTCCCCTCTTTAAATGATTTAAAAAGGCTCCCATTGCAGCTAATTGATGGCTAAAAGGCTTAGTTTTAAAGCTATATTTTATGTTACTCATACTTTCTAATTTTTTTAATAACATTTTTATTGTGTTTTTAAAATAAAAATAATATATGGTCTTCAAGAAAGATGAAAGACACAGAAAAAAAAGCAAAAGTATTTGTGGTACAAGAGGTATCTAAATTTAATATTATCTCTGCACAACAATATGGACAACTAATTCCTTTATATGAAGAAGGAAAACAAATTATGTTGTCGCCTGGGCCAGCTATTCGTAAAGCTAAAAGTATTTTGAAAGATTTTAGTGACGATGATTACTTATTATTAATTGGTGATCCAGCTATGATAGGTGTTGCTTGTTCTGTTGCTTCTTACAATAATAGGGGAAAATATAAAGTTCTTAAATATGATAGAAGAACCTATACCTATTATCCTATACAGATAGACTTAAATGAAAGGAATAGCTATGAATGATAAAGTCGATTTTACAAATTTTCAAACTGAAGAAAAAAAAGTAGACATAAGTGAAGTATCTGATGTCTCTGAAGTTTCAAATCAATATTTAAAAATTGAATCTGAAATACTTAACTTAGAAGAACAAGTTAAAAGAAAAAAACAAGAGCTGCAACAAGCCAATGACAAAATTGTTGAACTTATGACACAACGGGGAGTTAAAGAAATTAAAACTGTTGAAGGTGATTCTGTTAGTTTTAAACCTTTTTATAGAGGTACAATTACTAAAGAAAATCAACCTGAAGCATTTAAATGGTTAGAAGACAATGGACATGGTGACTTAATCAAAAACATTGTTTCAATAAAGTTTGGTAAGGGTGATAATGAAGTAGCTGATAATCTAGTTAATGAATTACAGCAAAGAGAATTATATCCAGACCAAAAACGCAAGGTCGAGCCTATGACCTTGAATGCCTTAATTGGTGAACAAATAAACAAAGGTAACGATATACCGATGGAAACGTTTAGTGTTTTCATTGGTAGTAAAGTTAAAATTAAACGAGGAAAATAACAATGAACGATGTAACGAGAAAAAAGAAAAATGAAGTATCGACTGAAGTTATTGACTTTTCTTCCCACGCTGGTGTTGGGTTTGAAAATGTTAATGCTGGAGAAATGGCAATTCCATTTTTAAAAATTGCTAGTTCTCAAACTCCTGAAGTTAAAAAATCAAATGCAAAATATGTCGAAGGACTTGAGCAAGGAAATATTTTTAACTCAGTAAACAAAGATTTTTATAGCAGTATTTCTGTTATACCTTGTGCTTTTAGAGTACGCTGTGTTGAATGGTCTCCACTTGGAGAAGGTTCTGGGTATCCAGAAAAAATTTATACTCCAGAAAATTGCCCTCCTCTTACAAGGGGTGCAGATGGTGAAGATCACTATATGATTAATGGTGCTATGAGCCCAACTTATATTGTGAGAACTGCCGAGTATTTTGTTTTACGATTGAATGATGATGGGTCTTTTGAAAGATGTCAAATCATTATGCAAAAAACTCAATACAAAAAATCTCGTTATTGGAATACAATGATGATGAATCAAAAAGTTCAATCCAAGAATGGATCACTTATGACCCTTCCAATGTTTGCGAATGTTTATAAAATGGAAACTGTTCTCGAACAAAACAAGAAGAATGATTGGTGGGGATGGAAAATAACTTTAGATAAATCTATTAATGATTTAAAAAATCCATCTTTTATTGTGGGTGAAGCACAAAACTTTCATGAATTAGTCAGTTCTGGGTCAATTGATCCAGCACCTGAAGCTATGGTAGATGCCGAGGAAATTGTTGAAGTCAAGCCTCAAGCAGCTCATAGCGAAGTTCTTGGCTAATATTAAATTTAAGGGGGCTATGCCCCCTTTTTTAATTTATATGATTTATGAAAGTAGAAAAATTTAAAGATATATTTACGGGTTTAGACCGAGCGCATGGAGAGTATCGTTATACTGACGTAAAAGCTAATGGTAAAAAAGATGGTAAAATGTTCACGAAACACGAACCACCAACTCTTCATATGTATGAAAATCATTTGGAAGGTAAAGAACCTGCTCTTGGTATTGTACCAATTCGTGACGATGCAACATCTTCATGGGGATGTATTGATGTAGACGAATACCCTTTGGATCATAAAAAAATATTATCAAAAATAAGAGAATATAATTTACCATTAATAATGTGCTCATCAAAATCTTTTGGTGCACATATTTTTCTTTTTTCAAAAAAACCTCAGTCTGCTGCTTTGTTTCAACAAAAACTTAGAGAGATAGCCTCTTATCTTGGCCATGCAAAAGCAGAAATATTTCCTAAACAAACACAACTTGCCAATGAAAGAGACACAGGTTCTTGGTTGAATTTACCTTATCATGGTGAAACCCGGTACGCGTATCTCGATAATGGTGAGGGAGCTACTCTCGAAGAATTCTTTGAACTATATGATAAATATGTTTGTGATGATATTAGTAAAATAACAATACAGGTTAAACAAGAAGTCATACCTGAAGGACCACCATGTTTACAAATATTAACAACTCAAGGATACCCAGAAGGTACACGTAATAATGGATTATTTAGTGTGGGAATTTTTTATAGAAAATCTAATCCCGATAATTGGGAGGCTTTGATGGAAAAATATAACATGGATTATATGAAACCACCTTTAGATGCAGGAGAAATTATTACCCTACAAAAACAAGTAAGGTCAAATAAAACAGATGGTTCTCCTAAGTATTCTTATCGCTGTAATGATCGACCAATTTCTTCTGTGTGTCAAAAAGCTTTATGTAAACTTAGAAAACATGGCATAGGTCAATCTGATTTTGATCACCCAGAGTATAGTGACTTGTCTGTTTTAGGTGATGAATTGTGGTTTTTAAATGTAGGAGATAGAAGAATAGAGATAGATGATATTGATGTTTTATATAGTCATCGATTGATTAGAAAAACTGTCGGTAAACAATTATTAAAATTTGTTCCTTCAATGAAAGATAAAGATTGGGATGAAATACTTTCTATTTTATTTGAAAAAATTAGACAAGAAGAAGCTCCTTCAGATGCTTCAAAAGTTGGTGAGTTTAATGATTATCTAAAAGAATTTTGCATAGGTAGAGGAGAGGCTTATTCTATAGATGAGTTAGACATGCAAAAAGCATTTACTGATAATGAAAAAACAAAAGATTTTACAGTTAATGAAGAAAAAATTCAAGCTAATCCAACTTATTTTAGGTTAGTAGATTTATCTAAATGGTTGGAAAATAGTAAGAATTTTAAAGTAAAAAGAATTTGGGTTGTTCAAAGATTAAAAGATTTAGGCGGGTTGAATATTACAGTTTCTGTTAGAAAAATACAAACAAGAGTATGGATGTTACCTGCTTTTGAAAAATCTACAGAAGAAATCGATCTTCCTTCAGTACTTACTGAGAAAGAGGTATCTAAAGAAGATCAAGTATTGGGAGGTAAGAATGAAGAAGAGGAAATTCCGTTTTGATAAAAATTATTTTAGGACCACCTGGAACAGGAAAAACAACGACATTACTAAATATTTGTCAGCAAAAAAAAGAAAGTGGGATAGCTTGGGACAAGATAGGTTTTTTCTCTTTTTCCAAAAAAGCTGCTTACGAAGCCAGAGACAGAGCCAGAGAAAAGTTTCAAGCTAGTAAAGATGATTTAGTTCATTTTCGTACATTACATAGTTTTGCTTTAAGTCATCTTCCACAAGATGAAAGTAAGTTGATGAAATCAAAACATTGGAAAGAACTTTCTCAAACAATTGGTTTTAATTTAGTTTTTGATAACAATGATCAATCTATTTATACAAACACAAATTATCATTATGCTAATTTAATAAATTTATCTCGTTTAAAAGATATCTCTCTTAAAAAAGCATTTGACTTTTATAATGATGAGCAATCGATAAGGTGGGAAAGATTAGATTATATTGATAGAGCTATAAAAGAATATAAAAAAAAGAATGATGTCTTTGATTTTACTGACATGATAGTTGATTACACAAATGACACATTTTCAACACACTTTGATGTACTGTTTATTGATGAAGCACAAGACATGCCTCGCATTCAATATAACATGGTTGATAAACTTATTAAAACAAGCAAAGAAGTTTACATTGCCGGGGATGATGATCAAGCTATTTTTAGGTGGTCTGGTGCAGATGTTGATAAATTTATTAATTTAAAAGGGGATGTTACTGTCTTAAATAAATCTTATAGGTGTCCAAAAAGAATTTACAGATTAGCAAATTTTATTATTAGTCACATAAAAAAAAGACGACCTAAAGTTTGGGAACCTAAAGAAGAAGAAGGTAAAATTTATAGGGTTGCAGCTCTTAAACATATAAATATATCTAAAGGTAATTGGTTAATTTTAGGAAGAACAAAAAAAATTAGAAATGAAATTATTGAAGATACGCTTAAAGATTTAGGTTATTGGTATGGAAGGGGAGAACATAGACCCGTATCACGAACCATAATTGATGCTATAGATATTTGGGAAAAATTACAACAAGGTCAATTAATAAGTTTAAAAGAAGCATCAACATTATACTCAAAAATTAAATCTGAAAAAAAGAAAAATGGCATTGGTATAAAAAGAGGAGGAAAAAATTTTAAAAATTTAAATGAACAAACCATGTTAAGTCTTGATGACCTTAAAAAAAATCATGGGTTACTATCTGATGGTAATTGGTATGATGTACTAGATAATATAGATGCTTATGAGATTGTTTATTTAAGAAGATTAAAAGATCTTGGAGAAGATTTTAGTAAAGAACCAAGAATAAGAGTATCAACAATTCATCAAGCTAAAGGTGGAGAATGTGATAATGTAGTTGTTCTTTTAGATTTAGGTAAATTAGTTTATAAGTCTTATACAAAGAATCCCGATGATGAACACCGGGTATTTTATGTGGCTGTCACAAGAGCAAAACAAAATTTGTATATTGTTGAAGCTCAGAAACAAGAAGGTTATAGAATGTATGGTGATGAGAGATGATATCTAAAGAAATATTAAAAGAAGCATCAGATCTAATAGGAGGAGAAAGAAATAAAGATTATGGAGACAAACTTAAAAATCATCAACGTATAGCTGATTTGTGGTCTATTTTTTTAGAAGTAAAAATAGAACCAGAGCAAGTTGCTATTATGATGGGTTTAGTAAAAATAGCTAGACTAATGCATTCTTCTAAAAAAGATAGCTTTGTTGATTTAGCTGCATATGCAAGCATAGCTGGTGAAATAGTTCAACGGAAGGGTAAAAATGACTAATGTTACAGAAACAAATTTTTTTCAACCAAAATCAGAATGGATTCCTCCACATGAATTACCCAACATTTTTGATGCAAAAGTTATTGCTTTTGATTTAGAGACTTACGATCCAGAATTAAAAAATAGTGGTCCAGGTTGGACAACAAAACAAGGACACATAATAGGTATTGCTGTGGCTGTAGATGGGTGGAAAGGTTATTATCCTATAAGACACGAAAATGGTTTTAATTGGGATAGAAGAAGAGTTATTAACTGGTTTACAAAATTAATGAAAACAGATGCTGTAAAAGTAGCTCACAATGCTCTTTATGATTTAGGTTGGCTTCATGCAGAAGGTATTGAGGTTAATGGGCCAATAGTTGACACAATGATAATGGCTCCTATAATTAATGAAAATAAATTTTCTTATGCTTTAAATGCTGTAGGAAAAGATATGTTGAATGAATGGAAAGATGAAAACATATTAAAGCAAGCTGCTACTGAGTTTGGTGTAAATCCAAAAAGTGAAATGTATAAATTACCAGCTATTTTTGTTGGCTCATATGCTGAACAAGATGCTGAT